AGTCTTGTAGATATTGTCAAAGCATCATCTGTACCAGCAGCAACTTGAGCTTTTTTTCTATCAAATCTTGTTAAAGGTGGAAAATATATTTCTTTTAATAAATCACCATTAGGTTTTTTTAGTTCATATTTTCTTCTTGCGGTCATTACATCACTGAAAGCCTCAGTGATGAGATCAACGGTTCTTTTTGTTGCCATGTTTATGTGGGGTTAGTTATTTAAAATTTACTATATATCTGAAGTGATTGCACCTGTTGTCTGGAAAGAAATGCTTATTTCTTGGATCTCACCAATTGTTGCTCCATATTCAGCACCTGTAATTATTCCAGAAAAACCAAATTTTTTAGCACTTGCTGAACTATCTGGAAACAACTCAAACAACGCATCACCAGCATCACCAGTTGTTAAAATATCTTCAACGAATGCCAAGTAATCAGAGTTACCAGCATTGTCATAAATGAGAGTTGCTGAACCTTCACCAGAAATTAAACCACCAACAAAAGTTTTTGAGGTATCACCCTGAACTGTGGTTTCTTGAGTGTCCTTAGTAATTGATAAAGACCAATTTCTAAGACCTGATATATCAGCTTCTGTTCCAGCAGCGTTATGGAACATTATTTTACCGACATCACCTTTTACAGCAGCCATAACAAAAAAAAGAAAGATTTATAAATATATTAACCCTTTTCAGTCTTTTTTACATCTTTTTTTGAATTTTCTTGATTCTCCATATATCTTTTACAATTAGGGTCCCACATTCTAGAATCTCTTACACCTTTGACAGCTTCAATAGCGTCAAGCATTTCTTCTGTGATTTCAAGTTTTGGCATGATTAAAGATCCTCATATATTTCAAAAGTTATCCTAATTTGTGTTTGAAACTTACCTTCGGGACTTGATGTTAATACTTCAGGCCCGATTGGTGAATCAAAAATAACATTTGAAACTGTAATATTATTGTAGAGGTCACGCAACCTTTTGCCAATCGTAAGGTTTGATCCTGGGCCAATCCCCTCTTCTGTAAATATATTAATTAAAAGTAAACCAACAACACTGTTTGTTGAGTTTGCAGATCCACCCATAGTCAAATAGCTTCCAGATCCAAAACTTGTCTGGCATTGAACAAAAGTATCTTCTGTAGTGGAATCAAATGCCATATTATTAAATACAACAGGAATAGCTGGACTTGATGCAAGTTCTGTTGCAAGCCTTCCTTCAATCGTTGATCTTACAGTGTTCAAATCAATTGCTGCCATTATGAACTCCTAAATTCATCTGCAATAAATTGTTCCAGTTGCTTTGCAATAAGTTCTGGATAACCTTTAATTGTCTGCTGTCTTGTTCTGTATTGACCACCCCAGCTTGGAGGGAGGTTAGTTCCATAAGCAACAGGCTCTGCATATTCTACATTTGTAAAGACTTCACCGATATAAGGCTTGACTTCGCTTTGGAATGAACTTCTTAAATTATTAGTATCAACTGGTGTAAATTCTTTTATGTCTTTTTCTGCTTTGAAAGTTGCTTTACGGACAGTCTTTTGAACCTTCTCACCAAAATGATCACCGATGTCAGTTAAATTTATTTCTCTTGCCATAGTTACCTCAAGATAAGATCAAAACTTATTGCTGTATTATTTTGTTCATTTGTCACAACTTGAATAATTTTAAACTCAACACTGCTTATAACAACTCTATCTTTCGTAGTTGGTACAAAGGTCAAATCCCCTGCTGATATTGTCAGTCTCTTGTCCTGGGATTCAATCAGATCATTTACCTCAGATCTGTTTACATTTGTTAACGCCCCTTTGACGGTGGTATCAGATGTGGATTCTGTAATAGCTCCAGTGGTTGTGTTATAACTGCCAGCCGTTACCTGTCTGATAGTTACATCACCTCCAAGTTTGCTCAGAGTCTTTGATGCTGCCTTTTTCAGTGCGTTGGCAAGACTCATAATGAATAAGCTATGACCTGACCACTTGCAAGAGTGATACTTGTGATTACACCTTCAACTTCAGATGATGCCTTCATTGTGATGCCGTTGATAGTCGAAGAACCATTTTCTGTTAAGTTCTCGGCAACAAAAGTAGCTTCAGCATCTGTCAGACAATGCACCTTACCGAATCTGCCAGTATGGGCATTTGTATCTGTAATGATTATCCCTGCTGGGTATTGGTAGCCGTAGTTCACTTTAAGACCTCTTGATTGATAAGTTTGCTCTTCCACCTATTCTAATACCCATTAGGTAATGATCAACTATAGGTGGGATTCGATCAATACCAACTGCCCCATAGAATCTAGGGGTTGCATTTATATTACCGATACTAACTGTTGCAAAATCTTCCAGACCACTCAACTCTAACCCGTTCCTGTTGTTGTTAAGATATACAGCTAAAATAACCTGTGCATTTTTTACTCGATCTGGGATCTCAGTATCCGTATAGTAATCAGCAACTAATCTGTTTGGAAAAGATAATCCATAAAGGTTGGTATAAGTATCTGGCTTGCGAACTCCCGATCTAGGCCATTCTAGTGCCTGGGTATCATCTACCCTAGCCCCTAAAAACTTTTCTCTATCTATTCTCTGGGCTGCTGTAAAAAGCGCGCGGTTTTTGTTGTCAGTAGATGAGTTATCCCAAGCTGCGGTGTCATCACTTAGAACTAGCCCCTCAATAAAAGAGTTTGCATCAGCAAGAGTTATATAAGTGTTTGCGTTAGCACCACCAACAGTAGCATCAAGAGTTATCGCCATTGAGTTTTACCTTTTTGGGCTTTGGTTTTGGTTTTGGCTTTTCAAGAGTGGGAGTCAATGAAGCTGCCTTTTGAGCAGCCTCATTCCTCACTCTCATTCGCCTGAAAGCGAACATTCCCATTTAGCTAGATGCTCCCTTCAGAGCAACATAATTAATAACGATAGCTTCACTTAAAGATCCACCTGATACGTTAGAAACTGTGATCTTGAATGATCCAGCCGCAATTCCGTTAGCACTTACGATATAAGCACCAGCAGTTCCAGCAGAACCATGACAAGCAACGACAACATCTGTTGCAGCGACTTTGCTGTTTGTAACTGTGAAAGATACTTCAGCAGCATCAGCTAATGCAGCGTTGTTCATTGTTATCTGTCCACTCTCAGTGTTGAGAGTTACACCTGTTGATTTGTTAGTAGCCTGAGTTACAGTACCACCGTCTGTTGGGCCAATTAAACTACCAGCACCAATTTCAAAAATAGAAGCCATGATTTAAAATCCTAGTTATAGCAAGGGTTTTCGGTTAATCCATATTGGATACGTTGGTCGCCCTGACGATTCCTATATTCTTAGTCTCATAAACTTTCGACCATGAAGCAACAGTTTCCAACACAGTTCTTGTTGGGTTTACTGTTGAAACAGCGTATTTAAGACCTACAGGATGATAGATGTAGTGGAGATCCACAGCCATTGCTTCTTCTAAAGCAAGGATGTCTCTATCTGTTTGTGTTCTGATTGGAGCCTGCTCTCCTGTTACAACTGCTCCTTCTGTAAAAAAGAACGTACTGAATTCCGTAGAAGCACCAGAACCTGTTGTTGGAACATCATCCGAAACAATAATTCTAAGACCTCCAAATGTTTCAACAACATTAGGGCCATCAAATGCTCTGACAGTACTACCACCTGTCGCTCCTGTGTCAGGTGCGCCTGTGTTGTCGTAGATGCGATCAATCATATTTCGCTCTAACAAGTCTCCATAAACGTTGGAGTGCATCGCAACTGTTGTTAGTTTTGATCCTTGATCTCCAAGTAAGGATTTTGCCTTCGCAATATGACGAGGACTTAATGTTGTTGGAGTATCACCTGATTCTGAATCAATCGTTAAATCAAACAAAGCAGAGTTGCTGTCGTTTGCATTGATAGAACCAAATGCACCAGTTAGACAGGAGAATAAATCTTTCTGTTTCTGGTTGTTAACATAAGCAGCCATCTTCTGAGCGATAGCAGCCATTGGATCTGGGCCACCACCAACTGCAAGTGCTGCTAAATCACGAGAAGAAAATGCTCGTCCACGGTGTAGCACGGCTGCAATCTGATTGTCAGCTGTGATCTTGCCAGGTGTTAATGATAATGAATCTGTGAGAACTTCAAAGTCTCCAGATATGTTTGCTTTGTAGAACACTTTGTTATCCCGAAAGCTCTTTATCTTTCGGTTCTACATCTTTTCCATTGATGTAGGTCGGACTATATCTTCAACCCAGAGGGTTGCAAGGCACTCGTGGAAGCATTACTCAGTTTCCTGTCGGCTTCTAGTCTCTGAACCTTCCAGCTTGTAGGCTGGCTTGGCTGCTGATTATCCTTTAATGGTGGACTCCCAGCAATTCACCTTGTTTCATTATGCTGTTACCAACATAAGCCCCCAATCTAGACGAGGGATCTTAACGAAATCTCCTCCACGCTCTGCTGAAAGATTTAATTCTGCCAAAGGTGTTACTACCCCACTCTGTAGGAAGGCATCTCTTTGAGTTGTCTCTTCAATTAAGTAGGGGGTGAACACTTCAGGTATTATTAAATCCGACCTCAATGTAGCCATGAGAATTTAAGTAATATGTTCACTTCGAGGCACAACCTCTGACATGGCACAACCACGTTGACTCTATATTAACTAGAAACTGCGTTTTTTAACATATTATATTTATTTATGTCTGTTCTATATAATCTTGCCTGTTCTGTTAGGTTGAAAGATTCTCTGGCAAATGGGTTGGCCTCCCCTGTAATTACATCAGCAGTTACTTTGGTTGTTGTAGCACCTCCGCCCTGTGGTCTTGGGTTTTTCTGTACCCACTGAGGCATTTTCTGTTGCGCCCAATCTTTCACAGGTGTTCTGTTATAACCATCAACAATCACAACAGTGCCATCAGCTTCTCTTGCAAGTTGATCTCTGTTTATTCTTGACAAGACATATTGTGGGTCATGTACTACATCAGCTAATGCACTGACAGCAGGGGCTTCCACTTCAAGCTCTCTTTGTCTTTGCTCAAGCTCTTGAATCCTTTTGTTTTTGGCTGCCTCTTGCTCTCGATATTGAGTTGCAAGTTTTTCTCTTGCCTCTTCATATTTACCCTGTGCTTCAAGTTCTTCCTGTTCTTTTTTCTGTTTATATGCAATCAAGGCATTTACATCAACATCCTGGGGTACAGCTTTTGCTGTTTCTTTTGCTTTTTTATAATCATCTAATAATTCAGCATTTTTCTTTCTCATTGATTCAACTTCTGCTTTCAAAGCATCAACTTCTGTCTGTGAAGGATTTGGCTTGATTGGTTCGTCTGACATAAAAAATCGTAATATTTATTTATAATATTATCGTGAAAATTACCATTTGACCTTATGTGACCAAAATAACGGGGAAAATATCGTTGGATTTGGGTTCTGGGCATTATGTCTTGCGTAATAACTAGCTCTTCTCTGTTTTTCTGCTTTTGTTCTTGGATTCTTGCCAGCACCTTTGACTCCCTGCTGTCCAAACCTGATTAATTTAACCTCATCACCCTTTTTTGCAAGCACAACATGAGATTTTGTTGGATGGCCTGGAGTTGGTTTTGCTTTGTTAACTTCTGTTAAGCCATACTTTTTCAGCTTACGTTCTATCTTTTCTTTTTTACTTAATGTCATTTGCCTATCTTCTCCTGTGCCATTCTATGCGCCCTCGCAAAACTCATGCCCTCACGCATTTTTCTAACCATGTAATTCATGTGCCTTTTAGTATGATGCACTGAATGAGCTTTCAAGGTTTCTTTTTGTTTTTTTGTTAGTGGAGCCATTATCTTTTCTTTTGATATTTTGAATAAATTTTAGCGTCTGCTGTTCTTGCTCCACCTTTACCTGTCATATAACTATTTACCCTGCCCATTGCCCACGCACCCATCGGCACATTACGAGATCCAGCAGAAAGATATGCACCTTGTCCCTTACGATAAACTTCTGCAAGTTCACCATAAAAAAAGCGAGTGCCTTCT